CACTAAAGTTGAATGATATTTGTGGATCTTCTTCGGAATTAAAATCTTGTGGTTGAGGTAAAGGAAATAACATATCTGATACTCCTGATAAAACTAATGCAATACCAATATTTCCTATTGTTGCTTGAAATCCGCTATATCCTGCTGCTGCCGAAAAACCTCCAAATCCTTGAAATACTGCACCTGGCATTGCAAAAGCTAATCCAATCATAGCTGCTCCTAATAATATTTTTCCGAATCCTCTACCTGCTCCTTTAATTACAGGTATAAAATGTATTTCTTGCTGTCCTACTGGATGATGAATTTCTTCTTTATCAATATAATAATTTCCTACTTTTACTTGGTAGTATTTTGGACTCATATAGTTTGCTACTTCTGGAAAGTTATGTATTAGAAAACTTATTGCTTTGCCAACTGTTTCTGCTTTAACTTCAAACTCTTTATGGCCTACAAACTTAGCAAGCTCTCCATGTAATTTTATTTTACGAAGCATAGCGATACCTCTTTCCTGTACATTTTAACAACCATTCAGAATAAGATTCCCTACAAGATAGTCTATCGGTTAAATGATGAATAACATCTCCATCGAAAAATAATGCTACATGATTTAAGGTTGGGTGCATAATACTCATCAATAAAACATCTCCATTTTGCAATGCTTCATCTGGTCTTAACTCTCTAAATCCAGTTCTCCATGCACAACTTTCAAATAATGGATTTTTTAAAAATTCTTGTGGTGTTATTGGTCTATCCCAATCTTTAAGCACAATATTTTTTTCTTCTTTGTACCAATCTCTAACTAAACTCCAACAATCTGTAACACCCCAAACCCATTGACGACCCAAAAGAGGAGGTTTATACCCACAAGGTTCTAAATATGCCCATTGTTCTGTTTTTGGATTGACAATGTACCACGGTAAATTGCTATCCTCGCATCCAATTTTATCTGCTTGACTTGGATTAGGAGGAGTTATTGGGTGACTATGAACAACTCCAATTATTTCTCCAGTATTGTCAGCTTTTACATAATCCTCTGGATCTATAATAAAACATTGATGATCTGTAATTGACAAATTCTGACAAGGATAATATCTTTCTTTACCTTTTACGTTTAACAATAAACCACAAGATTCTTTAGGATCTTCTCGTTGTGCATGAAGTAATGCTTTGTATTTCCAAGTCATCCTACAAATGTACCTATTGCGGGAAAAATCGAGCGAGTTGCTTGACGACCTGGAATCCGAACTCCAGCAAGATCAGTAGGAGCAGCAAGTTCAAATTCAACAATTTCTCTATTTTCTGCTGCTTTTCGATCTACTGAATAAATTTCTTTAGGAAACTCTGCATTAGGGTCTGCATCTGCATTTGTACCATCAGCAAAATTAGCAGCATCTAAAAATTTAGCTAATGTTCTTATTCTTGTTACAGTAGCTCCAGTAAGGTCATTACCTGGTGTAGTTTCGTTAACAGACAAGAGAATTGCTGAAATGCTTAAATTAGCAAGTGAACTTCCTTGATTACCACCATTACTAATCATTATTTTTGGTCTAGGTAGCTGTCCTTTTTGAAAAGCAAAACCTGATGCTTGTATTGGAAATCTAAGGTAAGTATTGCCAGCCCATACTATTTTTCCATTTGCATTTAGATTACTACCACCATGAAACCTATAAATTGTATTAGCACCATGTAAGGCTGTTGATAACTGGAGCGTAAATAATTCAATAATTGCAGAAGGATTTATAGATTGTAAGTCTGCAAATGTACTACTAAAAGAAACATATCTAACATTATTATCATAAACTGTTTCTCCTATAGTCTTAGGCCAATTTGGTTCGCTGGAACCAGTTGTACCTGCGGTAGTTACTTTAAAAAATAATCCATTATTTGCAGAAGTAGGTGCAACTATCGCACCCAAAGATAAACTAGCAGCAGCAGACCAAACAGTAGTCATTATGAGGCAGGTTCAAAAACTTCTCTAAATGTGGCTTGGATAGTAGCCCTATTGTTATAAGGTATTGATTTATTCCAGGTTTCACAAACAAATTCAGAAGAAGAACTTTCTCCAGGTGGAGTAAAAGTAAAGCTATCACTATCATTTGCACGGGCATCTAAAAATGTTTCTATAGTATCTGCATCCGTTTCTGATACGTTAAAAGTAAAATTAAATTCTTTTGGATTTTGATGTTGAGCTAGACCAAACAAAAGTCTATGTTCATAACCATCAGCAAAACGAATAGTTCTAGTTAATGGTTGAGATTTTTTACGCTGTCCGTAAGTAGGTTTGATGTCTGGAAAAGTAGCCATTATGCAAGTATTCCTCCAGGTCTTTTCTGTTGTATTAATTCAGATTGTACCGCAACCGAGATAAGACGACCAAGTTCTCTTCCCTGTTCTTCATCACCTTCAACTGACGATCCAGAGGCATCTACATTAACTACGATATTTGTTGAACCGCCAAGCATTTCATTTGGTGTAATAGTTCCAGAAACACCTGGGCTAAACATTTCTGGACCACGCTCTCCTACTAAATAACTTCCTCCTTTCATAACTGGACCACCATTTGCTCTTTGCATACTAGGATCAAATGTAGTTGTAAATCGACTTGGTGTTGCTACATCATATAAACTTTGACCAGGTTTTACATTATAAGGATTTGGTGTAAATATATTAGTAAATAAACTTAACAAGCCTTGCTGAAACTGGTTTGCTGCCATTCGTGCTGCTGATTTTATAAAATGATCCACTATTGCATTAAACATATTTCTAAACGCATCATTAATAGACATTGTTCCCCTAATAATTCCTTCAAATGAACTCTCAAATGATTGAGCCATTGATTGAGATAAGGTAATAACTTGAAAAATTGGATTTTGTAATCTCAGCATTTCATCCTGCAAATCTTTTACTTTGTCATTGATAGCAGAAAAAGCTAATTCACCAGATTGTCCAAATTCATTATTAGCTTCCTTGACAAGGCCAAGCATTATTCTGACTTCTTCTAATGCGTCTTTAAAATCTTTCATTCTTTTATTTCTGCCTTCTTCAAATTCTTTCTGTAATTTATTTGCTCTTCCTTCTCCATATCTCGATGGATCACCACCTCCTCTAAACAACAACTCTTCACCAAAATCTCTGAATCTATCGCTAAATGTTATTTGTTTTGCTCTTGCAACAGCAATATCATTTTCTGCTTTTGCTCTAGCTTCTGCTAAAGCTAATTCAATAGTCGCACTATCAGTAATTAAATTTTGATTTAATAATTGTGTAGCTACTTGATTACCTATTTTTGTTCTAGCTTCAAAAATCTGATTAGCTAATTCAGCCTGTCTATTTGCATTAGCTATACTATCAAAAGCTCCAGCATCAGCACCAAAAATTTCCGTTAAAGATTTAGCAATACTTCCAGAACCAAATTGTGCAAAAGCTCCTAATACACCAAAAGCCTCCTCTTTTGTTATTCTTAAGCGTTTTGCAACTGCATCTATATCTTTTGCCGTAAGTTGAGCACCACCACTAACATCTGAAAAACGAACATTTAAAGCAGCTAAAGATTGATTAAATTTATCATTTTTATCAATAGCAGAACCTAAAGCAGTACCAACAATAGATAAAGCAAAACCAAATTGACCACCTATAGCTCCACCAGCAAGTCCACCAAGTCCACCACCAACTGCTGCTGCTCCTGTTTGTCCAAATAATAAAGGAAAAGCTCCACCAATAGCTGCACTAGATATAGTTTGACCAAACCTTTTGCCTCTTTGTTTTCTGGCTGTTGCGTCTTTAGCTTTTGCTAATTCTCTTTCTACTACTAATTCTGCTTTTGCAAGCGAAATTCCTTGTTTTTGTGCAACTCTTTGTACTCTTAGTGCCCTATCTCTTTTTTTTAACTCTTTATTGTATTTTTCTTCAACTTTTACTACATTTTCTACTGCTTTATTGAATTGGTCCGTACCAATAGCAGCTTTATTAAGTTGTGATTTAGCATTGCTTACCTCTCTTGATAAATTATTAAAACTCTGAACAAAACTACCTTCTTTCTTTTTCCTCCCCATCTTTTTATCAACTGCTCTATTGAATTTATTAATTTCTTTTGATAAAAGATTAGTCTCTGACCTTAATTTTTTTATTTTTTCAGCACCTCTCAGGGCTACTTCTAAATTTACTTCATAATTAGCCACTTCTAAAAATTAAAACATTTATCTCATTCTACCTCTTTTCGCTTTCAAAGCACTACCTCTCTGTGCTTCTTGTTGTGCTTTCTCAAAATCTTCATGTTCAATTTCTGCATAAGCAGCCCAACCTATCATTTCTTCTACAGTTAAAGTTTCTGATAATTCAGCAACAGTTTTTCCTAATTCTTTAGCTAATGAAAAAATAAATTTCCAATCGTTATTAGCTTTTCAAATCGGCTTTAGCCTCTTTTACCTCCTTAGTTTGACCAGCTTCTATCATCGCTAATTGTATTTCTTGCAAAATATTTGCTTCAACTTCTCTTCTAAGAGATGCTTTATCACCATCTTGAAAAAGTCTATCTCCATTTTTATCTAATGCTTTTGT